ACGTTCCATCCGATCCGCGAACGTCTCCGGATCGAGGTCCGCCATCAACTTCTCGAGCGCCAGCGGAATCGCGTGCGTGTCGCTCAGGAAGCGCTTGGCGATCTGCCGATAGAGCTGCCACGCGTCTCGGTTCGCCGGCTCGGCATAGAGCGCGTCGAGCGCATCCGCCACGGCGCACGGCGGATCGGCCGGGTCGACCGGCCGAAAGCACCGATACGCCAGCGGGTCTTCTTCGACCTTCGCGTCCGAGACCAGGAGACAGCACGGGATCTCCGAGGCCTCGTACTTCCAGAACTCGACGAACTCACGCAGACGGGCGAAAGGAGTCGGCCGTCGCGGCACCGTCCTTCGCGATCGCGTTGGCGCCGGCGTCGCGCAAAATAGCCGCCCGCCGTTCCCAGTCCAGCCGCAGCTTGTTCGCCAGCACACACGGCGCGGGCTCCGATCCGTCCGTCACGCCCTCCCAGGCCGCGAGGCAGTAGTCGAGCAGCGCATCCTGTAGGGCGTCCGCATCGATGTCCTCGAGGTACTGGTGCGTCCGGCGGTCCAGCCGCTTGGTCGTGTGCGCCTTGCGGATCTCCCGGCTCTTCTCCGGCGTCAGCTTGCGAATCGTGTAGGACGTACCCGGGTCTCCACCCGGCACGAGATCCGCGTCCGAGACGACCGTCGTCTCGTCGCGGAGTAAGTTCAGTGCCACGCGTCTCCTCCTCTGTCTGATGGTTGAAACAGGGGATCCGCGTCCTCTCGCGCGGATCCCCCCGCTGGCCTCAGGCGAAGGCGTGCGCCGAGTTCGCCATGATCCGGGTCAGCCGGAACGGCGTGACATGGCTCATGCCGGTCGGCGCGGACTCCGCGAGCTTGCCCCGGAAGAACGCGACCGGCTTGACCTGCGCGGCGCCGGCGGTTGGCGTCTGGAATTCCTGCAACTCGACGTACGGGAACTGATAGAGCTTCGTGTAGCGATCGGTCGAGTTGATGAACACGCCGAGATAGGTCCAGTCGGCTTTGAGGGCGGACTGGATCTCCTGGAGGAACCCGCGCAGCGAATTGGCCGTCACGGTGTTCATGCGGGCGAACGTCACGCGGAACGTGACGTCGGGGAACTCGTTGTCGCCGGGCTCGAGGATGTATTTCGACCCGTAGCCGAACGAGCGATCCTGCGGCCGCTCGAACATGAAGTCCAGCGCTTCGGCCGATGGGATGGCATCGCTCGCCCCCAAGGCGCCGCCCGCCTGGTCGTTGATGCGGAAGGTGCCCTGGTAGCGGAAGATTTTCCCGCCGAGCGCCGGGAACGACGCCCCCCAGACGGTCGAGTTGATGTTGACCGAGGAGATGTTGGTCACCTGCGAGCCGAGCACGCGGAAGCGCTCGCGGATGATCCCGCCTTCCCCGACCGACTCCCCGAAGCCGAAGACCTTCGCGGAGGTCAGCTCGTCGACGTAGAGCTTGCGGTCCATCGCGAACGTCGCGCAGAGCCCGTCGATCGAGGGTGCAATGTCGATCACGTGCAGCCAGGAGGTCGTCTCGCCGGTCGCGGAGGTCGAGATGGCCACGGCCGCGGGTGAGCCCATGCAGAGGGCTTCGAGCACGTAGTTCTGATCCGCGAACCGCGCATCGCCTTCGAACGTGAGATCGGGCGGCTGCACGTCGCCCTGTTCGGAGGCGCCGAGGAATTGCTCGCCGAAGGACCGATCTTCGACAAACGTCGGTTGATGGCGCATGCCGCCATCGCTGAGGAACCGCGCGCCTTTGGTCACCGAGGCGGCCACGTTCCAGCTGTTCGTGCCGCACTTGGCGAAGGCGACCGCTTTCATTTCACGACCGGTAACTCCAGGCATGGCGTCTGTCCCTTTCCCCTAAAGCTGCGCCTCGTAATACACGGGCAGCGTTAATCGGAGCGTGATGTACTCTTTCGTCTGATCCTCGGGGCTGATCGCATGCCCCCGGCCGCCGTCCAGCACCGCGTAGTCCCCGCTCTCCTGGTGCGCATCCCGCACGACCGCCGAGGTCAGGCTGTGCACGTCTCTGAGCAGCGCCTGCCGCACGGCGCCGTAATCCATGCCGTGCTTGCGCGCCACCCAAATCTGCACCGACTCGGTCCGGTCCTCGACGTAATCAAACCGGCCATTCACTCGCTGGCTCGCCGGCGGTGGCACCCGGAACGAGCCGTCGATTGCGCCCGTGGGGACCTGGTCGAAGGAGTTCCACGTCGGCGCTTCCGAGAAGCCGAACGGGCTCGCCACACAGATCGACCGAATGCGATCGACAATGACATCCGCCGTCAACGCCGCCATTCAGTAGCGCTCCAACCGATACGCGGTCCCGCCCGCCGTCCCGCTGGGCGGCGTCTGCACCTCTTCGTCCGGGTTGATCAAGTCGTCGTCGTCGGTGTCGAATTCGCCGGCGATGAGCGGTAACGCCCGCTGGAGCGCGGCATCCGCTTCCGTCTCGTACCACGCGGCTTTCTCCAGCCAGGGGCCTGATCCGCCGGTCGGCGCCTCGCGCATGATGAGGGTGAGCGTGCGCATCGTGACCGGGGCACAGAGCGCCGATCGCCGGATCGTGCCGATCTGGCCGGCGGTCCCGGGGCTCGGCGGCGACGACACACTGAGCTGCGTCCAATAGAGCCGGGCCGAGTCATCAACCGTGCGCTTCACCCAATCCGACGGCACGCGCCAGGTCAGCGCCCCGCCGCCGCTGAACGGGATCCCGAGGCTCTTCACCGTGCCGTCGGCGACGGAGAGGGCCGTCCAGGCATCGTTCCAGTACTTCACCGCCAGCGTGGCGGAGGTCACCGAGACGGTGTCGTGCAAGCGAACCGACAGCCCCCGGAACATCTGCGACGACCCGATATAGAGCCGGTCCGTCCCCGGATCCGCGAAGATGGCCGCGAGGTCGAGATCGTCGGGGGTCGTCGTCTTCGCCGCGTCGGTGGCGTCGATATAGAGCCCCGCGGTGAAGGCCGAGACCTTCGTGGCCTCGTAGCGCGTCCGGAGCTGCTCGATCTGGTGCCCCTGGCCGCGGAGGATCGGCGCGAGCCAGTCCTCGATTGCCTTCAACCGTCGCGTCTCCCAGTCGGCTTGGCCGAACTGCGTCAGGATCGACGCCTCGTAGGCGACGAGGTCCTGATCGGCGACGAGGTCGTTGGGGTGCCAGCTCATTGCACGCTTCCGCCGTATGTCCGGTCCCACCACTCCCTGGCAGGATTGTTCGATTCCTCACGCGCCCGCACCGCTGCTTCGTGCGGGTACAGCGGTCGCGTGTTGTAGCCTTCTGACTGGAAGTCCTCCAGAAACTTCTCCGCCAGCGCCTGGTGAACCCCGTCGTCGAGATAGAGATCACCGGGCTTCTCGACGGAGCGCGCGGCGCACACGGCCACGAGCACACCGTTCACGCGACGAACGCGAATTGCCATCAAGGCTCCCGTCTCATTTGCTCTGCCACTGCTGACAGCTGAAGTCCTGCTCGGTCAGGATCGGGATCACGAGCCCGTCTTCACTGATCGCCGCGAACTTCGCGTCGTCTGTCTCCGGCCGCCGGCACGTGCCCCAACGCGACAGCGTCGGAATAACTCGGGCGTCGTCGTCTCCGATCGCGTCACTGTTCGGATCCACCCGTCGCGTCCAATGCCGACAGTCTTCACAGTAGCGATTCATCCCCAGCCTGCTTTCTGGGCCACCAGTCGCCCGTTCCCGTGTGGCGGTTCGTGCGCCACGTGCACGAACGTCATGCCCTGCTGCTCGAGGAGCGCGCGCGCGGCCCGCACGCCAGGAAAGTGCGAGTCGTCAATCACGCAGTACCCGCCCGGTCGCAGATACGCCAGATACCGCTCCGTATCCCCCCGCGCGTGCTCGACGTCATGGGCCCCGTCGATGTAGAGCAGATCCACCTGGAGCCGCGGCGGCACCTCAATCACCGTCGACAGCGAGTCTCCGTGCCAGACGGTCCAGTCCACGCCGAGCCGGCGGGCCAGGTCGCGATACTCGCCTTCCGGCAGCTCCGGATCGACGTCGATCGAATACAGGGCCGCCGGCGGTCGCTGTGCCAGCGCAAACAAGAAGGTCACGCCGGACACCGACTGCGGCCCGATCCCGACTTCCAGCACCGTACGCGCACCGAGCGCCTCGGTGAGCACCCAGAGCAGCTGCGCATACCGCCGCGTCGGTTCTGGGAAGACACCCGACGGCAG